CACGCTATAAAAGATGCGAACCTGATTCTTTCTGAGTTAGAAAAACCTGTAGATGATAAAGACGTAATAGTTCACATGTTTCAATTCTTTTCAAAGAGGAGAGACTTGTCAACCGCTATGTTAAAAAGAAAATTTGAGAATATGCCTAGAGAAGAGTATTGGGAGAAAGTTAGACCGTATGTTGTGATGCCACTAGCATTAAGGTTGGTATTTAAATATGCGATACACCCGATAGAAGAGAATCTTTTAAATTTTCAACAAAATTCCGATAGTAATTCCGCATACCATTATTCTCCGTTCTATGGTGGAGCAAGCTCGATGGTCGATTGGGCAGTTGATGGTGGTGGATGTATTGATAAAGAAGGGGTTGGATTTAAAGCCATGTCATATGGTGATGACCAACAGTGGATGTTTTATATTAAGGGAGAGTATGTCAGATTGCACCCAGATATCAAGAGTATGGATTTGTGTACAAGTTCAGCAGCAGCAGTGGAGGATATTAAGTATTTGTTAAATAAATTTAAAAATGCTCCAAAAACCTGGAAAAGAGCGGTGATGCTGTTGTGTGTTATGGCTTATACACATGATTTACATATTAATGGTTCATATATATTGAGAAAATTAACTGGTTTATGCTCCGGCGTACCAGGAACAACAATATTTAATATAATACATTCAACGTTAATACAAGCTAAAGTAGATAGATATGTACGGAATCATTCTGCAGAAATAAATATTGGGAATATCTTGCAACATATTGCGAGAATATTAGATATGATAAAGAAAGAGATGGGTTATGTTATGAAAGATATGGAAGGTTTTTCGTTTGATGTAGCAAATATGGAGAAAGGGGAGGTTTATGAGAAGTATCACGAGTTTATTTTCAAGGGTAAGATCGCTGAATTACATAAAGATGGTGTACCATTACCATTTTTGGGGAGCACAATAGTACATAAGGAAGTTGGAGATTTGACGGGTTTAGTGGCTCAACCATTAAAAATGTTCAAATTTTCGAATTCACTAGTGTGTCCAAAGTCACAATTCGGTGGTTTAGGAGCTGTGAGGAATAGGTTAGAGAGAATATTAGGTATATATATGTCTGGTGCGTGGTTACACAAGGAATTTGGAGAATTTTTGAGGTCGACTTATAAAGAGTTGGCTAAGCAGATCTCCAGTACTTGGAAATTGTCGCCAGACGAGTTAGGAGTTTTAGGTCAGGAGGATATTGAAGAATTAGTCAAAGATGATGAATTTATTAGAATGATTAATCTTCGATTACCATCAGAAATTGAAATGTTGAATTTTAATA